AAAATCAGTTCAGAAGCTAAAGATCCCTGGTGTATGTATAAAGTTGAGGGCGGGCAAGTCATCAATCAATTGTTTAACCCTGATCAAATACCAGAAGGTTGGTATGATTCACCTAAAGCTGCAAAAGCCGGTTTTGATCTAGCAGCGGTTGAAGATACCCGAGGGGGGCCAGATTTAAAGAAGCCACCTAAAGCGAATAGAAAGGGTCTTAACGTATGACAACAGCGCAAGAGTTAATTGATTCATCTGCAAAGATGGCCGGTATATTAGCAGAGGGCCAAAGTCTTGAGGGTGGAGTTAATACAGATGCTCTAAACCGATTAAACCGAATGTTTGCGCGATGGGCTAACAACAAGGTTGATTTTGGATTGGCTACTCTTGCGGCTGGTGACACGGTTTATATTGATGTAGCAGATGAAGAAGCAGTTGAAACTCAGCTCGCTTTAAGACTGATGGTTAAGCATAGAAAGCAAATACCGCCTGGTTTAAGTGAGTCGGGGGATAATATGTTTACCGAATTACAGGCTAAATATACTAAGTTGCCAACGGTGGAATTAGACACGACATTAAGACGAAGTTATCCATTAAATCGAAGGGCATACAATATAAATAATGGCTGATATAGAAATACCCTTAGTTGGGCCTACATATACTAATCGAGCTTTAAGCGTTAGCAATCAGTTAACGCAGAATTACTATGTGGAAGTCAATCAGGGAGGTGATGAGATCGTATCATTGCAACCTTTCTGGGGCCTTAAGAGTTGGGGTACATCTGGAAGCGGTAAGAACAGAGGAATGGGTGAGCTCAGCGGTGTTTTATACACTGTATCGGGTACTGAATTATACAGTGTTGATTCTAATGGGTCAGGCACCTTAATAGGTACGATTGAAGGAACGAATCGCTGTAATTTAGAGCCTGATAATTCAGGTAATTTGATTATCACTACCGGGATTGGAAAGCCATATTCTTACAATGGGACTACGCTGTCTCAAGGTACTGATTCAGATCTCCCTAATGCGGCCACAGTGGCTTATATTAACGAACGGGTTATCTATGATAGCTCTACAGGATTGTCCTTTGCAGACCTCAATACGCCTCTCACGGTTAACTCAGCCAATGTCTTAAATGCTGTTGATGTGGTTGATACTACTCTTGCGGTGATAGCCCATAAACAACAGATATTAACATTTGGTAGTAAGTCGATTGAGCCTAACTATTTTACTGGGTCGGGTAATCCCCCTTATGCTTTAGCCAGGAACGCAGTCCAACGGGCAGGTACTAGCGCAACTTATTCAGTGTCAGGCAATAATGATCATGTTTACTTTCTAGATAAACTTAGACAGCCATCTAGAACGGTAGGACTAGCAGTTCAAACTATTGGTAATCCAGCTATTGGCCAGGCTATTAGAAAGTATGCTGATGTATCGGATTGTTTTACTGTTTGCTTTAGCTTTGATAATCAGAATTTCTGTATGTTCTCTTTCCCAAGTGCTAACGAGTCTTGGCTATTCAATGAAGAGGCTCAACTCTGGACCACTTTGGCTCATGGTACTGGCGGCGATCAACACTTAATGTCAGACCATATCTTTATTTATGGCAAGCATTTAGTTTCTGATAGACGTAATGGAAGTATTTACGAATTAGACTCTGAGACCTATACAGATAATTCATTAGTCATACAAAGGAAAAGACAGACAGCAGCTATTGACTCTAGGGATATTGGATTACCCAAGGGTCGAATTATGACTATGAATTCTCTTACTCTGGAGATTGAGAAAGGGGTTAGTCTGGTTTCAGCAGAAGCTACTATAATTATGGAGTATTCAGATGATCATGGGCATACGTGGTCTAGTGAGCGTTGGCAGACCATTGGCGAGCAAGGCGATTACACAAGAGAGATAGAATGGTTAGGTTTGGGTGATTTCAAGTCTCGAATGTTTCGCTTTACAATGAGTGATCCAGTTAACTGGGTATTGACAAGCATGAAGGCTAATGTGGAGGTGGGTTTTGACTGAAGTAGATCCCGTCAACTTACCCCCAGTTTTAACCGTAGCTGATGCTTTAGATCCAGCTTCTTTAAGGGCTGATATAGAACATATAAAATGGGTCTTATTTCAAACCCGAGAAAGAACTGGAGGTGGCAACGATACCATTAGTGATTTAGAGATGAATAACAACGGTGATAATTCTCTATTTGCTCAGGTTGGCTGGTTAAAGACTAGGGTTGATGAATTAGAGGCGCAATTAACCGGAACTAAGTTAGTTACCCGTAAGTTAGAAGAAATTGAAATGCAGTTAGCTAGGCTTAGGCCTGTACAGGTACAAGAGCCTCAATCAGCGACAAAAGAATTGCCAATGGTATTAAAACGTCTTAGTGATTTAGAGTTACAACAATGAGTGCAGAGTATGCAGCATTATTACAGAGAATTGAGGAACTTGAAAACGATACAAGGTTTTTACCTCATATTGGCGCCCTTAGAAAAGAGTTTGCTGATATGTTAAAAAACTTTAGGTTAGAAGTTGCTAAAGGTAATATTCCAGGGCACACCGCAATTACTAAATTTGGCCGGAACGGAGCTGTTGCAGCATCCACCACTGAGGAAATATGGTCAGTCTCTACTGACAGAACTGTTTTAACAGTAGCTGCAACGATGGAAGCTATTAGTACTGACATTGATGACTCTGACACTGGAGGCACTAACCCTGCAAGCACAGGAGCGAGGATCATTACAATTCAAGGCGTCGATGATAGTTGGAACCGCGCCGAAGAAGATATTACGATGGATGGGACCACAGCAAGTACAGCGACCTCCACAAGTTTTTTTAGAGTTGATCGAGCATTTGTTAAAGCTACAGGGACATACGCAGGCACCAACGAGGGCACTATTACCATACGTGTTTCGAGTGCGGGATCTACTCAGGCACAGATAGAGATAGGAAAAGGTCAGACTGAAATGGCTATGTATACGGTTCCTACTGGCCATAAGGTTTATATAGATCATGTTGAGGTTAACTCGGACGCAACTAGGCTCCCATCATTTGAGCTTTATCAATATACCGGAATAGATGATATAGCAACCCCGTTTGTAGGCGCCAAAAGAAAGATATGGGGTGTAACATCTGTAGCGGCTGGGTCTCACGTAGACAGGGAGGTGGACGAGCGCTACGTAGTAACAGGTCCAGCGGATATTGTATTCGAGTGTACGGCTGCCTCTGGTGGTGCATCGGCTGTTGAGGCAACTTTTGATTTAACTTTAGTACAGGACGGTTATTAATATGGGCATATCATTTGAAGAGGTAAGGGTAGAACAGTTAGCAGTAGCTGATACTACTCAGTATACGGTAGCAGCGGGGACTACGGCTGAAATCACCCAGGGTACTATGTGCAACGAGTCCACATCTACAGAGACATTTAGTTTCCACATACCCAACCCAACGGCTGCGGCCGGCGACACTAATCTGGTTATAGATACCAAAGCGGTGCTACCTGGCCAGACTGATTTGCTACCTGAGCTACTAGGTAAGCGAATGACAGCAGGGACGGTATTTAAAACCACATGTTCTACAGCAAACGCTTTGAATATGCACTTATCTATCATGGTTAGGACTACTACATGATTACATATCAAATAGAGCAATGGAGTGATTTTGTAGGTGATGCTACCCCTATATTTTATGATCACTGGAAAGAGGTTGCACTGTACCAAGATAAAATACCCTTATCTGTTGATGATGAAAAATATAGAGTTATGGAAAATGCAGGGCTTTTACATATTGTGACAGCAAGAGATGACGGGGCTCTAGTGGGTTACTTTCTTTCAATCATGAGTGTTCACCCACATTACAAAGAACATAGCTATGCGGTTAATGACGTGCTCTATGTGGTCCCTGACGGTAGAGGCTCAGACATAGCGGTTGATATGTTTAAGTTTGCAGAGACTGAGCTTAAGAAATTAGATATCAGCGTAATTGTTTTGCATATGAAAGTAAAAAAGACTTTTAAATCCCTAGTTGATTATCTTGGTTATGATCACGCTGAGATGATCTACACAAAGTACATAGGTAAATAATATGGGCATATCGGGAGCAATCATTGGCGGGGCTGTAATTGGCGGGGGTATCCAGGCAGATGCATCTAAAAGCGCGGCTAGGGCTGGGGAGCGTGCATCCGAGGCAGGCGTAGCAGAGCAGCGGGCAGCAAGAGAGGATTTTAATGCTAGGACTGAGCCATTTAGACAGATAGGGGTTGGTGCTGGTGAGCAGCTTCAGAATCTCTTAGGTTTTGGTTTAAACCCACGTAGAGAGAAACTACAGGCGGCACTAGATAATATTCCCGCGGATGCTGATCCATTCCTGGCTGGAGTGGCTAGAACTAAATTACAACGTGAGCTAGATGTCACTCCTACGACTATACAAACCAATCAACTAGCAGATGGGTCTTTTGCACCATCCCAAGACTTTGCCCCATCTACTGTTGAGGATTTCGGGCTAGGTGAATTCGAACCATTTGATCCAAGCACTGAACAGAGGCTAGCTGAAATAAATCCGGTTGCTGACTTTCTCCAAACTGAAGGCTTTAGAAAGATTAGAGAGGCTGGCCCAGGTCGGAATGTAGACAGAGATTTATCAGAGTTTCAAACTGGATTGACTTCAACTTTAGTGCCCCAGTTCGACGCTTTAAATCTAGGCAAGAGACAACAGCAGGCTGGAGAGCGACAACAACAATTTAACGAGCAATTTAACTTACAAGGTCTTAATTTAAGCAAAAGACAGCAAAGGTTTGGCGAACTGTTCAATGTTCTGGGCATTGGATCAAATGCGGCAGCAGGGCAAGGCACAGCCTCACTACAGACAGCGGGTAATATTGGCAACCTGTTAGGAGCTGGAGCGGCTGCTACGGGTGCAGGAGCTATCAATAAATCTAACGCTATTACCGGTGGTATAAGTAATCTAGCTTCTGCGGCAGGGGCATTTGGTAGGCCTCAGAATCCTAACGTTGGATTTCAGCCTACTATTAACCCAGCTCCATTAACTCAGCAGGGCAATCAATTAGGTTTACCAATTAACAACCAATTACCATCAGGTCAGGTGTTCTCATAATGGCTCAATTTGATAAGTTTGACCCAGTAGGGGCCTTCCAGGGCGCTAGACAGAATCGAAACATTCTAGCCCAACAAGGACAGGCAATCGAGGCGGAACGCTCAGCAGCTCCAATTAGGAACGAACTAAGCCAACTTAAACTAGGTCAGGCTAAAGTTGGTGCTGAACGCTCACAAACTCAATTCGATCAACAACAGGCTATCCAAAAGGCTACGATCATTAATCAGTCAGCAAGGGCATTAAAACAGATTGATCCCAGCCAATGGCCGGCGGCTTTTGCTAAATTGGAGCCTAGATTGGAACAGTTTGGAATTCCACGTGGAACATTTGACGCTCAAAAGATAACCCCAGAGGCTTTAGATAGTGTTATTGCTGAGACTCAAGGGTTTTTACAAGACCCCAATAAATTACTATCAGCAAGCCAGCGAGAAAGAGCGCAATTACTTAAAGATATTCAGCCTGCACTAGATGACCAAGGGCGCATTGATCCTAACAAGTTAGATGCTAATTCAAGATCAGCAGCGGCTGCACTAGGTATAGTTGCCAGGGCTGGGACGGTTACAGGTAGAGAGCGAGCGGCCACTGATAAAGATTTAGGCGAGAAGATTATAAGCTTTGAGACTAAATTAAAATCCTCAGTTAGGCAGGCTGAGACTGAAGCGAAGGCAAGAGGCGAGACTGTAACGGCAGTAACTAAAGCCAAGGCTGCTATGCCAAGTATTGCTGAGGTAGTAGGAAAGCTTAAACTGTTATCTGATGATGCTACTTTCACATTAGCAGGTAAGGGCTTTAATCGAATAGCGAAAGAGCTTGGGTTTTCCACATCGGCTGGGACTTCTAGGGCTTCGATGATTTCTATTGTTGATAACCAAGTCTTACCGTTGTTAAGACCTATATTTGGTGCAGCATTTACCAAGGCTGAAGGCGATAGTTTAAAGCAAGCTTTAGTAGATCCTAACTCCACTCCCGATTCAAGAAAGGCACAGTTAGATTCATTCTTAGACCAGATGGTTAGAAACATCGAGGTACAAGAGCGGGAACTACAGGCAGGGCAACAAACAGAAAGCGGTGATGTATCAACTCTATCAGATGAAGAGTTATTTAAATAATGGCTACCACTCAACAGAAATGGCAAGAAATAGCTAATCGAGGCTTACAAGATAACTTCGACCCTCAAACTAGAGCTAAATTTGATGAGGCTGTTAAACGTGGATTAATTCAAACTCAAGCGGCCCAACCGATACACACGGCGCCACCTCCCAGTGATTTACCTGGCTTTGAAGCTCAGCAAGGTGATCAACCTGGATTTGATAAGCCCGCACCAACGTTTGGCGAGAAAGCCCAGGCGATAGGTGAGACCGCTTTAACTATCGGAACAGGGGCAACGTTTGGAGCTCTGGGAGGGATTGCCGGAACATTGGAGCAAGGCGCTGAAGAGTTCAGAACTGGCGAATTTGGTACACCGGCAGCGGCTGAGAGAATATCGGTGGCAGCGAAAGAAAGGGCAACGGGTAATATAATATTGCCTGAGTCTGAATTGGGGCAAGAGTTTGTAAAAGCTACTGGTAAAGCATTAGAGCCTTTAGCTGCATTTCCTCCCGTTGTGACTGGGGTTGGTGGTTTAGCGGGGCCAGCATTGAAAAGTGCCAAGATACAAACCACAAAAGCTATTGATGATGTAGTGGGACTTGTTAAAAAGAGATCAGATGCACGTCGAGCTGATATTGGGGATTTATCAATAGGGGCTGCTGAAGTGCCAGCGGCTCAGGCTAGACGATTACAAGCTGAAGAGCTCCCAGTACCGCCAAAGTTAACCAAGGGTCAGGCTAGTAGAGATTTCGATCAAACTAGGTTTGAAAGGGAAACAGCCAAACTGTCTGAGGTTGGTGCACCATTAAGAGATCGATTTGAGGAACAAAATCTACAGGTACAGCAGAATCTAGACGCCTTTATTGATGAGACTGGAGGCACAAGCTTTGGACGTAGAGAGGTGGGTCAGAGTGTAGAAAAAGCTCTCAGGGGTAGAATAGCTAAGGATAAGGCTAGGATTAGAAAGCTTTATAAAGATGCTGAAAAGTCAGGGGGTATGGATCAAAAAGTTGATGCTGACCCTATAGCTGATTACCTCAATAAGAATAGGGCTGAACGTGAAGAAAGCGGGATTATGCAAAAGGCCCAGAGGCAGATTGAAGCCTTAGAGATTGGGGATGGTAACTTTGCTAATGGGAATCTTACTCTAAGAAATATTACTTTAACTGAAGCGGAAGCGCTTAGACGGTTTATAAATAGAAATATTAAGAGCTCTGATAGCAATGACATTAGAATAGGTTCAGACCTTAAAAGGGTTATCGATGCTGCTACTGAGGGGCAAGGTAATCAAAAGTATAAGGCTGCCAGGAATGCCAGAGCTAAGCTGTCAAAAGATTTTGAGAATGTCTCACTAATGCAGCAATTAACTGGTGTTAAGAAAGGCACAAACGAGAGAATAGTTGCTTTAGAAAACGTTGTAAGTAAATCAGTTATTTCTCCATCGAGCTCTAGAGATTCTCTGCACAGTTTAAGAAAGGTTTTACAAAATAGCGGTGATGATGGTAAGCAGGCTTGGAAGGATATTCAGTCTGGAACATTGCAACATATGCAGGATGAAATGCTAAAGAATGTTGCCACTAACCAAAGAGGGGATAGGGTTGTCTCAGCAGCCAAATTAGACAAGCTTATAGAAAGTCTAGATAGCAGCGGTAAGCTAGAGGTGCTTTATGGTAAGAGAGGCGCCGAACAATTAAGAACGCTTAACGATGTGGCTAAAACTATTCTAACAGCGCCACCAAACGCAGTTAATAACAGTAATACGGCTACTGTATTGGCTGGTTTAATGGATGTAGCTATCTCTGGGACATCTGGAGTGCCAATCCCACTATTAACAGCAGGCAGGTTATTAAGTGGCGCACTAAAAGACAGAAAATTAAAGGCTAGGGTAGCTAGTGCTCTAGGTACTCAATAGTAAAGGAGTCTAAATAAAATGGTCTGGAGTCTTATGAGTGATGTACCCAACCCTCTATTCGATGCGTCCGGGAATCCTGCCAGTGGGTATGTGCTGAAGGCATTTTTACCTGGGACCACTACGAATACCTCGATGGATATCAGTACGGCTGGGGCTTCTAATCAGACAACCATTACCTATAACGCAGAAGGTAAGCTTGAGGTTTCTGGTAATGAGGTTGAGCCTTTTATTGATAGACTGCACAAGTGGGGGGTATTTCAAACTGCCGCTCATGCTACGGCTAATACTCCATTTTACCAAGGCCCGTATGATAATGTCCCGGTAGGCGTAACCACAGCAACTACAGAAAAGATATTTGAAACAGTTGCTTTAATGGTAGCTAGCACCACTTTATCAGTTGGCGACCATGTAAGAACGCTAGGTTATCTAGCAATAGGCGATGGTGGTGGTAATGAATACGATGTAGTTGCAGCGGCTACTGGTACGGTGGATGGGGGCCAATATATAGACCTAGCCACTCATCAGGCATTAGGGTTATTCCCTGGCGGCAGAGTTACGGATAGACAATTTGGTACTACTGGCGACAACTCAGCAGATGACACAACAGAGCTTGCTAATTCTTATGCTTATTGTGATCCAGCCGTATCGGGACCGGGCATATTGTATGTATTAGGTGGCAATCTTAAAACTACAGCTCAATGGACTTTAAACAAACGTGTAAGTATAAAAGCAGCTAAAGGTGTTAGCACCATAAAACCTAGTGGAACGTTTATAGGGATTAAGACAACGTTTGGTAATATTGAGATTGATGGATTATCGATTGATGGAACCAACCTAACTGGTGTTTTGGTGCAAGTTGACTCTGAGTCTGGGGTTAGCTCTAGTGATTCGATCGCTTTTAGAAATATGCGATTAACCGAGGGGTCTACACACGGATTTAATGTTTTGTCTGGTGATAGAGGATTAATTGATAATTGCAATATCTCCAACGTGAAAGGTGATGCAATACGAGCTGATGGAAGGCAGGGAGCTGATTCGTCGGTTTCTGTTAATTCATGGACACTATTAAGCAATAAATGTAACGGCCATGCTAGCGGTACAGGTATCGGATTGAACTTGCTAGATACCTTTGGGGGCAGCGCAACAGATAACTGGAAAGGCGATGGTAGTTTTGAAGGTTTTGTTGGTGGCGGTTGTCAAATAGCATCTGATAAACATAGGTTAGATCTATACCTTGAGGATAATACGGCGGCTGATCTTACATTAACGACTACGGCAGCAGGAAACTGGATTAATTTGCTAGCTGTTGAGACAGTTGCCGATATTGTTAATAACTCAGCATCAAATGATAATGTTATCTGGTCGCCTTTGCAGGGCTTTATTGCTATGCCTTCTATTGGTAATACGCCTCCAGGTACAGCAATAGCGGGCAGTGATGTAAGTATTGCTGGTGGGGCAAATAGCTCAAGCGCATCAGCTGTAACGGCTGGAAAGTTAAACTTATTAGGTGGTGCGGCTGCTGGCACTAATTGCAATGGCGGAGATGTATTCTTAAAAGGCCGGGAAGGCTCGGGATCAGGCAATCAAGGTAGTGTTGATATTAATGGCCCCATAAAGATAACCACAACCACAACTACGACTTGGGACCCAGGGTCTATTGCTGATGGTGATGAAGAAGCTAAAGAGATCACTGTCACAGGGGCATTGCTTGGCGAGTTTGCCCTTGCAAGCTTTAGTCTTGATGTGCAAGATCTAGCGTTATCAGTAAGCGTAACGGCTGCTGATACAGTCACAGCGGTACTAAGTAATAATACTGGAGGTGCAATAGATTTAGGATCTGGCACGCTCAGGGTTAAGACTATGGCGATAGTATAGGGTCTATCTTGACAGAATCATCATTGATATTAACATTATGACTTTTAGCTATGCCTATCAACTGGTGTTTACTGCGTTTCTTAAGCTGAGGTTTTAGCTCTAATATAGTTTTCTTCAGAGCTTTAACCTCATGAATTAGCTGTCTGTTTTCATAATAAGTTCTATCCATTGCCTTTTCTAATTCGTCATACTTAGATTGCTTATAGAGTAACTTTGTAAGCACATCTATCTTAGGCATAGAGGACTTATAATCTAACCGTTCTATAGCTGTTTCAAATAGCTTTTCTATGGCTTCTTGTTCGTTCATTCGCTAGCCTCAATAAAGTACTCTCCATTTCTCTTAACCAGATACCAATCTTTACCACTTAGCCTAATCATCTCGGCTAGTACATGGGGTGGGGGTAAGTCTTTAATATTCATTTCTTCTCCAATATTCGTTTAAGCTCTCGAATCTCACAGTTTTTCTCAATGATAGTTATTTCCAAGTCTACTATTTTAGACGCCAGTGTTTGAGCTGGGCTTTCATCGAGCGTAACCCTGAGAATCCCAGGTTCAGCAGGACAAGGAACTATGTGAGTCGTTATCCTGCTTTTACATTTAATGTTTACCCAGAACTGCAAGGGTTTAATATCCAGAAACTCACTAGAGAACAGCAGCATTACTTCCTCTCAACATCGTTTCTGTTCCAGCGCCTAGCCCGGTCATTGATTTTCTTTTGCCGCTTATTAAACTCCTCTTTCCTATCAATCTCACTCTGTTTTTCAGGCGATACACCATCGTGTCGAGCTGTAACCTTCATATGCTCTATGATCTCAGAGCTAGTCCTCTCCTCGCATTCTGTAATCTTATTATCTGGTTTTCTAGCTAAGAACTCCTGAGTCTGCTTTTTTATCTCAGCGCTTTGTTTGCGATTGATTTCTATGTTTGGGACATTCTTAGTCATTGGTTACTCCTTAACTCCTTTATCCATATTTCAAGCCAATCAATAAGAGCTTTTTTGTTTGATTCTTCAACGTCATCATCCATCAGGAAGGCTGACTTAATAATTTCAAGGGCGTCACCAGTCCATTCACCATAGCACTCACCGTCATCTATAGAAAAATACAAATATGGCTTTTCCCCGTTAAGAATTTGT